GCGCGGGAGTCCAGCCAGCCGCGCATCGTGGCGCGGGAGTCCAGCCAGCCGAGCATCGAGGCGCGGGAGTCCAGCCAGCCGAGCATCGAGGCGTGGGAGTCCAGCCAGCCGAGCATCGAGGCGTGGGAGTCCAGCCAGCCGCGCATCGAGGCGCGGGAGTCCAGCCAGCCGCGCATCGAAGGAAAAGGATATACGCATATCCTTCTCTCCGGAAAAGTCACCGCCAAGCTGGATGTAAATGCTTGGGCCACCCTCATGCGCGGAGCGAAGGCCAAAGGCGGCACTACTCGCAAGGTGATCTTAAAAACTCCGAAGGATTGGTGCGATTACTACGGCGTGAAGGTGGAACGCGGATTCGCCTTCCTCTACAAAGCCGTCAACGATGATTACAAGAGCCCACGCGGAACGAGCTACATGCCGGGGACTTGCCCCGAAGCTCCGGATTGGGATGGCGGAGTAAGAGAGTGCGGCGGCGGCTTGCACTTCTCACCCTCCCCCCGCATGGCCATGGAATTTCATAGCGAAGCCAAGCGCTTCTTGATCTGCCCGGTCAAGCTGACCGAAATGGCGGTGCATTTCGACGGCAACTCGCCACAGAAGTGCAAGGCAAAGCGCGTGGCCAAGCCGACCCAAGAAGTGGACATCAACGGCAATCTCATCATCGCCAAGAAGGCGGTGTGATATGGCGATCTTCGTGTTCGGATCCAATCAAGCCGGGATACATGGCGGAGGCGCAGCCAGGTTCGCCGTACTGAATCATGGCGCAATCTTCTACCAAGGCGAGAGACTGCAGGGCATGAGCTATGCACTTCCCACCATGGACAAGGAATTGCAGCCGCTACCATTGGAAGAGGTGCGAGCCAGCATCAACCGTTTCTTGGAATTCGCCATCGCGCATCCCGAATTGGAGTTCCACGTAACCGCGGTTGGATGTGGGATCGCGGGCTTCACGCGAGAGCAGATCATACCCATGTTCGCTGGCGCGCCTCGGAACTGCTTTTTCTTCGAAGAGGCTTTCGGAAAGAAGGTGCCAGAAGCGGAAGGGGCGGTGATTTGAAATCGAGCGGGGACCGGAAAAAAATTTGTCCGGCTCCCGCCCTCAAAAAGCCGGATCTCTCCAATCATAAAAAGTTTTGCAATCAACAATAAAGCAATAAAAATCGCTAGGTAACCTTGGAGTTAACAGTAAAAATGTCTCGCCCGATAACCTCCGTCCATGTCGACATTGCCCGGTTCGTTCTGGAGGTTTCCGAGATTTCCGCGGATTCCGCGGAAAGTTTGGAAAAGAAGATCGCCGACTGGACGCGAGGACTCGCCAAGTGCTTGGCCATGCGCGACCCCTCACTCCATCCATACGGAGCCCACCTACTCTCGGAGGTCGAGCAATACAGGATTGCGGAAACTGAGCGAAAAAGGGCAAAGTTTTCCGCGCTTTCCAAGGAATCCGCGGAATCCCAACCCAGAACAGATCAGAACAGATCAGACAGAGCAGTTAATAAGAAGAATAAGAAAGAAGAGGGGGCGCGTGCTCCCGCACGCTTCACCCCCCCGACCCTGGACGAAGTCCGAGCCTACTGCACCGAACGGAAAAACTCCGTCGATCCGGAAAAATGGTGGCATCACTACGGCAGCAACGGTTGGCGGGTGGGGAAAAATCCCATGAAGTCCTGGAAGTCGGCAATCATCACCTGGGAGAAAAATCATGTTGCCCATCAAGGAAATCCTTCCGGCCGCGGCACCCAAGCCGAACGCAACGCCCGCGCCGCCGCGGAAAACTACGGACCCGTTTTCAACGCCGAGGGCGAACATGATTAGGGCTCAGCTCGCGGGCTTCTACCGCTCTACCGGCCGCGAGGCTCCTACCGGCCTCGACATGGACGGCCTGGTGCTGATGGCGCTGAGGGACTGGGTGAGAATCCCGGATGCCGACCTGCCCGAGGTGTGCAGCCAGGCGCGCGTGTTGGCGGCGCAGAAGGGGAATTTTCCCGCCGGCAGCCCCGAAGTGCTGCATGCGTGGAGGGAATACTCCGAGAAAGCCTACCGCCTCCGCGTACAACGGCAGGCGGAGGCCCGCCAAGCCGCGATTGACTCGGGCAAGGTGCTTGCGAACCCGGACCTGGATCCGCCCTCCCAGGAGGACCGCAGGATGTTTTGTGATGATCTCCGAAAAAAGTGGGGGATCCTGTGAGCAATCCAGTTCGGATGCATTACTCCATGACCCTGTACCCCGACAATCCGATCGTGGAGATCGGCGATCTCGTCCGCCTCCTGGCCCCGGGCGAATGGCGCACGGTGGACGGTGGAACGGTCATCGTTCCCGCCGGCACCGAAGGCGAGGTCCGGTATTGGGCCACGAACCTCGGGACAGGGACAGCGTTCGACTTTTACCCGTTCAATCACCCGGATCACAAGCTGTTCCCGATGACGATGCACCGGGCCGGAGTCTCCCGCTATTCGGATAAATTCCAACTCATCCGCCGCGCTTCGGAGGCTGCATGAACGAGAAATCCAAAAAGCATTGCGCCGAATGCGATGTCGAAGAAGGCGCAGGGGGGGGGTCTCTCGATGCTGAACGCCATGGGCATCGGAAAAGCGAAGCGATGGATCTGCAACGGGTGTGGTATGCGGATGCTGCGACGGGCGCAGGAGATGCCGTTGGAATCGGTGGGAACGAAGACAAGAGAGAAGAAAGATCCAATGCAGGAGGTGCTTCTTTGAAAAAATACAATCTGATTTATGCTGACCCGCCCTGGAAATTTGGCGATGCCAACAGTAACGGCAAGCGCGGAGCCGAGCATAAATACCCTGTGATGACCATGGGTGAATTGTTCGCTATACGCTCATACATCGATTCCATCGCGGCTCCGGATTGTCTCCTGGCGATGTGGTGGGTTTCGGCTTTGCCCAAGGAAGCCTTGGATCTCGCGTGGGTCTGGGGTTTTGAAATATGGAACATGAACGGCCTGGTCTGGAATAAGCAGACCAAAAACGGGAAGGAGTTTTTCGGCTTGGGCCGATCTACTCGACCATCGATTGAATCCTGCCTCTTTGCTCGCCGTGGGAGAATCCAGATCTGCGATAGAGGGGTCCGCCAATCCATCATGGCGCCAGTGCGAGAGCATTCCCGCAAGCCTGATGAAGCCCGGGAAAAATTGGTGCGCTTGGTTGGAGATGTTCCACGAATCGAACTGTTTGCACGGCAACGTGTGGACGGATGGGACGCGCATGGAAATTGGCTCCCTGAGCTGGCAAAAACGGAGGAGCCAGTATCATGACATCCCACGTCCAACGCCAAGCCTCCGAGCGACGCTTGCGGAACCTGCACATCGCCCCGCAAGACCCCGCCACCAAGGCCTACCGCCGCAACGCCATAGCTGGCATGAGGCAGGCTCAGGAGGCACAGATCCAAAAGGCTTATGCGGCCTGGCAGAAGGAGAAGAAAAGTGACGCTCGGTGAAAGACAAGAAACATTCAGCCGCCTCATCGCCAAGCTGATCATCAAGATGTACGACATGGGCTATGCCGTGAGGTGTGGAGATTTCTGGGCGAAACCTCGGAACCCTTTGGAGCATATGAAAGACAGCCTCCATTACGACAAGTGCGCCGGGGATTTGAATCTCTTTCAAAACGGGAAATGGCTGAAGGATACAAAGGATCACGCGGCCTTCGGCGACTACTGGGAATCCCTCCATCCGAATTGCCGGTGGGGCGGAAGGTATGGAGATGGAAACCACTATGAAATTCTATCGGCTCCAAGAGTGTAGCCGAGGAAGAGAGGAAACCATGAAAGAGTCAACCACCCCCGCGCCGGAGGCCCTGGAGGCGCTCTGCGGGCTCCTGGCAGCCCAGGACGCAACCCGAGACTATATGCGCTCAATTCCGTACGGTTATCTGCCTGATCAAAACCACCTTGGCCGGCTGCTCAAGGCCGAGGAAAAAGCGGAGGCCACCGCCCGCGCCGCCCTGTCCGCCCCCACCGTGCCCGCCTCCGGGAAGGTGATGGAGGGACCGGAGCCAAGCGTGCTGGAAAAGGTGTACGCGTGGCACTGCGCCCAGGTAAAGCGGTGCATATCGGATGGATTGCCTACGGAATTGGCTGTTGCCATCGAAAAGTCCATCGATCCCAAGCATGAACAGATCGCCCATAAGGTGATTCGCGGGGCCACCCCTCTCCCGGAGACGAAGGAGGGCTGCAAGAAATGCGGCGAGCGCTTCATTGACGCTGAAACTCATACCTGCGTCCCGGCCCTCGTTCAGGACCGCGGACTCTACCGGAAATATGACGTACGTAGATCAGACGGAAGCTCTGCGCCCGGACGAAAGCATGAACACTGCCAATACTATGTCCTGGACCTGAGCCATGACCGCCACGCCTTTGCGGCACTGGTGGCATATTCCCGATCCTGTGCATCCGATTTCCCGCTCTTGTCGCGGGACTTGCAGGCAACGGCCTTTTCCATGATGCAGCAATTCGACGGGCTGGAATGGCCTGCCACGGCCCCCGTAGTAGAGCCGGAGGAGCCCCTGGACCTGGAGGCTGAGGAAAAGGCTTTCCGCGCTTGGTGGCCGTCTGTTGGACAGACCATCGGCGAAGCGGCCGCATGGCAGGCATGGAAGGGGCGCGCCATCCGCGCGTCTCAGGGGAAGGCCCAGGGGGGACAGTCATGAGTGTGACGGCTCAACATCTGGCGATAAAACATTGGGCGATATATTTGGACGCCATCAAAAAGGTGGAACCGACGTTTGTCGGCGTGAACTTTGATCTGCTTCCACAGGCGGCACAGGGATGCCTTATAGCGGCGATGGTCGAAATTGTAGGCGACGACGGCGTTCCGCAGAACGCGATCGGAGTCAGTCTCATGTCAATGCTCATGGCCGAGATAGAAGCCGAACTGGGAGTGTCGGGTCACACGGCTATGAAGTCGGAGATTCGCCGCCTCCGGTCCATTGAGCAGGCATCGACGGAAGTTGCCGCGCCCGTCCCAGTATCGCGAGAGTTGTCTCAGACGGAAATGCTGGACTGGAATAGGATGAAGGAAATTCTTTCCGCGAAATGGCGTTATCCGCCGGGAGATAGCCAAGCAAAAAAACTAGCCGAACAAGAGAGGCGCGCATCGATGAAGGAAGCCCTCGCCATTTGCGAACGGAACTTGTCCTCGCCAGTTATCCCCGAGCCGGGCCCCCTCCGCGCGTCCCGGGAGAGTACCGAGGGGTTCGAGCCCGTTGCGCCATGGCTGGGGCCTATTATGGTCGCCAAGTCGAAAATCTGCGCCGAGCATTGCGAAACCTACCTCCACAACAACGAGAAGCACGGTCCTTACTGCCGGGATCTTCAGGCTGCCATCAACGAATTATCCGAGGACCACGAACGAAAGATCGCGGCGCATCTGGAATCCCGGGAGAGTACCGAGGGGTCCGACAAACGAGCAGACACAACCCGCGCTTTCCGGCGGCTGCAGTCTCTTGGCTGGACCACTCGCCATGCGACAGATAAGACCGTCTGGATTTCTCCCAATGGCGAAGAAATGGATTATGCTGCAGCATGCCGAACGCTTGCTGTGGCCCCCGTGGAAGCTCCCCCGCAAGGGGACGCCGAGAACGTGTGCGAGCACGGAGATCACCCAGCGCCAACCGGAAAACGGTTTTGCTCCGATGCCTGCAAGCGCTGCGAGCACGAAAGCAACAGCGAGATTGGATGCGACAGGATTTGCGGGCTCACGCCCCCGGATCCTCTGCAAGGGGACGGGACCGAGAGCGCCGCACTTCTGCCCGACCACCTCCGCGGCGATGGTCCCTGTGATGATTGCGGGACGGCCGATAATATCCGCTGGTTCATCGCTTCGCCAAGATGGAATAAGGTCGTGCGCGAAGGCTCGGATACGGATGCCATCCCGTGCATTCCGTGTTTCGTGAAGCGCGCACACGCTAAAGGGATAGACCCTCCTGCCTGGGAAATCGTTGCCGAGGATGCTGAAATTCCTGGACCTCGGCAGTCCACGCCCCCGGCTCCCCAGGCCGCGAAAGGCCCATGGTCAAAGGACCGCCCCTGCCCATGGTGCAAATCCTGCGGCCTCCCTGCGATGTACCACAAGGAGGGCTGGTACGTAACAGGGACAGATGGCGAGTCGTGCAAAGTGTTCGTTCCGTGGGAATATCCCGCTCCCCAGGCCGACGCCAAGGAAGGAAAGGCCGAATGAGCCAATCTGAACTTTCTCGCGCCATCCAGGCGGTGGAAAAGCTCCCTTTCGCCCGCGAGTCCACCCGGGATTACATCCTCAGCATCCTCCGCAAGCGGAGCCGCAAGAGCCAGGAGCCGAAGCGAGCCGCCAAGTTCGAGGCCGCCCTACTCCCAGTCCCGCGGCTGAAGAAGGAATTGGACCGGGTTTTCTCCATCTACATCCGCCGGGCTGGAGAGGATGAGAACGGCGTTATTCGCTGCGTAACCTGCGGGCACCCCATGACCTTCGCCACGACTCAAGCAGGCCATTTCCAGCCCCGCCAGGACCTCAACACCCGATGGGACGAGCGGAACGTCCATCCGCAATGCGGGGCCTGCAACGGCTTCCGCGGCGGGGAGCAGGTGAAGATGGCAGAGTACATCGACAAGACCTACGGGAAGGGTATGGCGGACGTCCTACGCGCCAAAGCCAGGCGGCCCCTCAAGCTGGACCGGTACAAGTTGCAGATCTGGATCGACCACTACAAGAAGCTGATTGGGGAAACTTGATCCAATGAAACCCGCGGCCCGCGGTTCAGGGCAAACAAAGGAAACGATATGAATGAAGCACAGACCGAAACCATGATCCAGGAGAAGGGTCTCACCGCCCGCCGCCTGTCCCCCGCCGACATCGACGGGGCGATTGCTGGTGAAGCCTACCACCGGTTCCCCGGCACCACGGTGACCGTATGCTGCCTCACCCTCCGCAACGGGTTCAACACCATCGGCGAGAGTGCGTCCGCGTCCCCGGAAAATTTCGACGAGGAGATCGGCCGCAAGGTGGCGAAGGAGAAGGCCCGCGAGAAGATCTGGCCGCTGGAAGGCTACCGCCTCAAGGAGGCCATATATCGCGACGAGCCGCTCGGCCAATACCCGAACCTGTAACCCAAGACCCCGCGCCGGGACGGATTCCCGGCTTTTCACACGCATGAACCAATGGAGAAATGAATGAAGAATCTGCACATCGGGACGAAGCTGATCCACGCCGAGTCCATGACCCGCGCAGAATACAACGTGCTGCGCGACTGGATCTTGCCCGCGGATGAGAACGGCGCGGACGAAGGCTACCTGGTGGAATACCTGGACGGCGGGAAGCCCAATCTCGCCGGATACGAGGGATACGTGTCCTGGTCCCCCAAGGAGCAATTCGACAACGCCTACAGGCCCACGAGCGGCATGTCCTTTGGGCTGGCCATCGAGGCGGTGAAGAAGGGCAAGAAGGTGGCGCGCGTCGGCTGGAACGGGAAAGGCATGTGGATCGCGTTCTCGCCCGGCTCCCTGAACCTGCCCGCGGAACGTTTCTGGAATCCGCACAACAAAGCCTTCGCGGAGGCCAACGGGGGAACGGCGGACGTGCTGCCCTGCATCACCATGAAGACGGCGGACGGCAAGGTGCTGATGGGCTGGCTCGCCTCCCAGACGGACATGCTCGCAGACGACTGGATGATCGTCGAGTAACCCCCACGCCCCGGCCGCTCACGCCGGCTGGGGATTTTCATCATCGGCCCCCCGGGGTGCAGCAGTCTTGGCTTGGTTCTGGGTCAGGTTGACGATCACCTGGTTCAGGCCCATCACCTCCGTTACCATGTCATTGAAGGCGTTCTGAACCTTCAGCATGGCCGAGAAGAATTCAGCTTGGTAGTCCGACACCATTTTCGGGCGCGGATCGGGGGCTTGCGGGAAGGGTTTGGCGGGGTTGTTCATGGGGTTTCCTCCTTAGAAATAATTACCTCTGGCATGGTCGTGAATAAACGAATCGGGCGGAACAGGCTCAACGGGGAGCCCGGAATATCTCAGGCTTGCCGGGCGGCAGAACTTCGGGCAGTACTTCAGATAGCCCTCCCAACATCTTTTGCCGTCCTCCACGTCCCCGTTTCCCGCCAGGACTCCGGGCCCGGCTTCCATTGGGCAGGTTCCTATCTCGATGGGGCGCAATAGATTCACGTCCACGTCAATGTATACGTGGTCGAAATGCTCGCTGATGTACCTCATCCGCATTACGTCGAACGCCAAATGTTTTCCGTTGGGATTCTCGCGCAGGTATTGCGGCACATCCTGCCAAGCCTGGGAGATGGGATAGAATGCGCCCCCCATGAAGTTTTTCGGAGCGATAAGGGTGTAGGATTCCGCCATATCTCGCGCCCGCCGCATGAAGCCGAAATAGGGTTCGCAGGGCGGGAAGGGATGGGAGAAAATCTGGAAGATTCTCACCAGATGCTCCCAACCCCATTGGCCGCCGATTTGCCCCGGATATGTCCGCTCACGGTGTCGTACCACATATCGCCGTTGTTCGGGCTGGCCGGATCTCCGGCTACATTCGGCAGGCTAAAGCGCGTTCCTTCAACCACCAAGCCTGCTTTGATGATGGTCAAGAGTGTCGTATAGTCGATCGTCAGTGCCGGGTAATTACCGGCGACTGACGACGCGCCGATGCAGAACAGGCCGCTAGTACCGACCAGCCCGGCCGACCAATCAAAAGACGCGTTGCTGAAATGGGACCAAGCGTTTCCGGCGGTGCCGCTGGCCGTGCCAACGGAAATATCCATCTTAGCGTGGGAGTCCGCCGAATCATCCGGATTGTACACCAACGCACTGACCGTAGCACCGGGCGCAAAGCGGGCGATGTGCAAATCGTTTTGCGGCATGCCCGCGGCCGCTCCAATGCCCAAGCGTTTGTGTGTCGCATCCCAATACAAATCATCCTGAATGACGAGGCCCGAGGCCGAGATGACCGGCACGCGGCCCGAGGATAGGTTGGAAATCGTCAGCGGGCCAGCCATGGTCACAGCATCCCCCATGCGGATGACACGTGCACCGGTGCGCGTGTCGAAGCCCATGATTTCATACGATCCGGAATGGTCCAGGACCTGCAAGGCGTTTTGTTCGTCGTCCCGAACGAGCATTTGAATGGAGGCCGTGGCGACGGCTCCGGCGGAAAGGTACAGGAAGCCATTGCGGCCCACGCTGCTGTTGCCGTACATCGCAACCACCGCGCCCGCACCGTCCGACGCCGACGAGCCTCCCCCGAACCGCAATTGCTTCGCATCGCCGTCCGTATGGATGTCCAGGCCGCTTGCGTGCTTGCCGATCAAATCGTCGCCCGCCACGCTCAGATCATCGCCTACCGAGAGCGTACCGGCGATCGCCGTGTTCCCGTTGGCTGCCGCCACCGTGAACTTTCCGCCGTTGACGTTCATGTCGCCGCTGGCGGCGATGTCCAAGTACTGTCCAATTCTTATGGCTTTATACGCGGATGCGGTACGGTCGTAAGCAAAGATGCGTCCGGTATCGGCGATCGCTCCATAGTCGATTTCGACGCCCGCGCCAGAGGAAGGGGCAATACTTCCGATCGTCCGGAGTGTTTTCTGAGCTTCAAAAAATCCAGTGGGGTCAATATAGACTCGTTCAATATCGCTGGTGAAAAGGGACAGCGCACCGCCTCCGGGATTCCCGACCGCAAGATTATCTCCCTTGGAGTTATCCGCTCCTCCGGAGAGATTGCTCATGGCATTCGTGTTGTGCCGGTTCGTGTAGAACAGCGAAATCATATAGGCATCGTCAGCGCGTTGAATGTCGATGGTGGTTTGCGCTTTGATGTCTGACGCCACCGTGAGGGTGCCACCCACCGCCAGCGTACCGGCGAATACATAGTTCCCATCGATGGTCGTCGCATTGCTTAGGAGGCCCACGGTGGAGGCCGTCACCAAGCGGTTTCCCGATCCAGCCAAGGATCCGATTACAGCAGTCCCGCCCATGGAGATATTTCCATCCGTCACGAAACCGGCGCTTGAATCCACGATTCCACTGACTTCCAGACGCGCCCCGGAAATGAAGTACGCATTTCCATCAGAATCGTTATAAGAGAACCCTGGCGCATCCCCTACCGCATGGGGTCCGCTGAAAAGGGTTACGTTGTTCGGCGTGCCGGCTCCGGTGACGGCCGAAGAAAGGCCCAGCATAGCCAGCACGTCCGCGACGGAAAGATCCTGGGGGTTGGTGCTGCCACCGGTCGCGTTGCCCTTGAGCGTCAGTGCGGGGGCATGGGCCAGGTGGGCATTGGTGACGCCGCTGAGGTTGAGGCTGACCACAGGCGTAGTGCCCGGAGTCACGGAGATCGGCGCGGTGCCGGAGACGGTATTCACTGCGCCGGCTTGAATCTGATTCGCGAGGCTTTGAAAATAGTTGAACCATTCCTTGGATATCTGGCCGCCGGCCGACTTGTCCAGGATGGAGGCGTAGTACGGGATCCGGAGTGGCGAAAGCGAACCGCTTGGCGCGGGAGGGGGCGGCGGGGTCGATCCGCCCACCTCCGGGAAGTACCGGGCCGGGAAATAGGTTGGAGCAAAAAACCGTTTTGGAAACACGGATTAGGCCCCGTCGATGGTGGTGAAGGAAAGCCGGTTGCCGTCCTCGTCCACCGCCGCAACGATCCGGTTCTTCGTGTTGGGCAGATCGCGGATTGTAACCGTCTCGGTGCCCGCACCGGAGATCCGGCCGGCGGCCGCAGCGGCGGCGATGAGGCGCAGTTCATCCGCGGCCGTGAACGAGCCCTCCATGGTCTTGGCCCAAATCGCCGTGGCATTGGCCGCGGCGCTGGGGGCGGCTGAATAGCTCGAAGTGGGGAGGCGCGAGCTTACCGAAGCGTCCAGGAGGGTCATGGGCGCGAGCTGGGTGTCCAGGTTCGCCGAGGTCATGCCGAGGGCAGTCCGCGTGGCGGCGGCGTCCAGGGGGGCCGTATAGCCTGCTGTCGCCAGGCGGGAGGAAATGAGGGCATCTACATTGGTCCCCACAATATATCCGGCCGTCCCGGCTCCGTAGGCCCCGGGAAGAGTGGTGGACCACGGATCTCCGGCCGCGCCAGCCGCATTTAGGGCCGCGCCCGTGCTGCCTGAGGTCAGATGGCTGGACAAGGTCGCATTCCAAGCGGCGTTCTCTACGTCGGTCTTCGCCTGGGAGGCTAGGGAGCCAATGGAGCCGGTCACGTTCCCGCCCACATTTCCGGTCACCGAACCCACCGCCCCAGTCACAGCCGCCGCCGTAGGGGTCGCCGCGGTGGCTGCCGTGGTGATGGAGGCCTTCATCGTCGCCGTGAAGTCCCCCGTGGTCGGCGCGTTGGTGAGGTTGGTCACCGTCGTGATGGTGCCCGCGGTGATGTTCGTCGGGCTCGCCACGGTCGAAGGGAAGGTCGCGGCCAGGAACCCCGTGGGCTGGGTATAGGTGGCCATGCGGCTCGAAATGGCCGCGTCCACGTCGTCCTTCAGGAGCTTGCCGATACTGGAAGCGGTGGAGAAGTCCGAGCCCGCCAAGAGGTCCGTCCACACGCCCGTGGCGATGGCGGCGGCCGTTGGCACCGCGGCAGTAATGGAGCTTTTCATGGCAGCGGTGAAGTCGCCATTGGTGGGGGCATTCGTCAGGTTCGTGACCGTGGGAATCACATTGTTGGTGCCTGCATATCCGGTGCCGTCGAAGAAGGATTCGGCATTGTCGGCGGCCGTCCCGTCCCCACTGATCTGAACCACATTCGCGCCGATCTGCGCCGTGGTGGTGGAGACCGCCGCTCCGGCAATGTCCACCATGTCCGATTTGGTGAGTGCGGAAGCGCCGGTGCCCGTGAAGTTGATCGGCTGGGCGGTTCCCTGGTTCGCGTTGATGGTGGTGATCGCCGTGGCCGCCACGTTGTTCATGTTTTTGACATTCACATCGAGTACGCCCGCCGTCGCAGGGGTGGATACGGCCGTATTCAGGATGCGCGCCATGTTAACGTCCACCTGGCCGTTGGCGGACTGATTGATCTGGCCTGCTCCCGATCCGCGGGTGAAGAGGCCGCCGGCGGCTTCAGCGGCGGCGTTCGGGAGGGCGGTCATACCGAAGCGGACGCCGTCCTGATTATTGGTGGCCGTCAATTCGATTTCGAGGGGCAGCGGTGCCATGTTGGAGGCTCCGAACAAGTGAACGGCCGCGCTCTTGGCGCCCGAGGCCAGGATCGCATTGGGGAGGCAGATCTGGTACCAGCCGGGCATGTTGGTAGCATCGATCTCCTTGAACCCGGAGGATGTGAACGCGCCCACGGTCATGGTCACCAGGGTAATAGCCGTCGCGGTGGTGTCCGTGTCCCGGTGGTAGTACGCCTTGAGGCCGGCCGAGTTGTACGCCAGGCCCGTGAGGCCCGCGCCCGTGGTCGAGCTGGAGTCCTGGACGAACACCTGGGCGATGTACGAGGTCGTGCCGGCGAAGAGAGATACTTTAGCCATGGTTCATCCCAATGGATTGTTGAAGAACGGCCCGGAAGCCCCGAGGCCATTCAGAATGGAGTTGCGGCGCAAGGGGGATCCCCCGCCGGATGCTGGCTTGAACGCGGCGATTACGGCGCCCCATCCGTCACCAGGGGTCGCCGTCGAATCATGAGAATATGTCGCCGTCTCAGCGCCCCCCACCGCAGTTTTATAGTCGGCGGACAGAGAGTTGTAATCCGTGTAATCCTGATACACAGCCATGTTCGTGAATCCGGTCGCGCCCGCAAAATGGACATTGGTAGACCCAGCCACAGCAGCGCAAGCGGCAGCGATGAGCAGATCTCCGGCTTGTGGATTGGGGTCGGAGGTCACGTTTGCATCGACGGGCGTGTCATTTCCTGTCGCCGTTTGCGGCGTCCCCCGAAGCGACGAAGATGTCGCGATTCCGGAGAAGCTTACGGCGTAGACCACGGTATCATGCGAGAGAGCACCAAAATTCACTGTTATCGTGTACGTCCCGGATGGGGCGCCAATGTTCTCGGCATAATAGATCGCGAGCTTCGTATGGGCACCAGCGAACGCCGCGGTGACGCCTACCGGGTTGTAGGTGTTGCCTTGGTTGTCTGTGATCGAACTGATAGTGGGTGAGGCGCCGGATTCGTAATAGGAGATGAACACCAGAACCAGATCGCCGGCGGATGGCAATGCCGTAAAGGATACCGCCGAAGCAGTGCCGTTCGAGGCATTGACATTCGTCTGTTTATTTTTTGACCAGGCCATTATTTCACCGCATCAGACGGGGCACTATGAGTAATAGTGTTCGCATCCGCTTTCGTCCGAAGCGGGGATTGAACATCGAGCGAAACGCGAATACGACGACCAGTGCTCTTCGGTTCCGGGATAGGGCCGACGCTGATTTTCTGCTCCGTGCGAACAATCCCATCCTTTCCGAGCATGATCCCACCGCGAGCCTTGACACCGCCGATGGGTTGCCAGGTTTTGCCCGCATCCAGACTCAAGGACAAATCGATTTCGATTAATTCCCTGCCTGTATCCGGCCAAGTCGAGCGATCCAGCGCGATGACGACGAAGTCTCCATCCACAGGAAACACCATCGCCGAAGAGTCGTATTTCCCTTTGGGGTAGACCTGATCGGATAGAATTGATGTCTTGGCCATTTGCTCCATAGCTCACCGATGCCTGAAGAATCCGGAGGGGATGGGCTTGGACCATTCCGGGCGGAACTTGCCGACCAGGTCGAGGAGGATCCCGACGTGCTGCCGCGCGCGGGTCTCAAGCAAGTGGAGCAGATGTTCCCGCGGGAAGACGGACGAGGCGTAGAGCAAGCAGATATTCCGGGGTGAGTACACCAGCTTGGATTCCTGGTCGAACGCATAGCGCTTCACCATGGCCGCGTCCGTGTCCAGGTACAAGGTGTCCCCGTGGAGACTGAGCCAATAGAAGCGCGCCCAATCGGAGAAGGTCATGTAATCAGCCCATTTGTAGGGAATCGATTTCAGACCAAAATAAATGGTCATATCCTTCATTAAAGCGTCCCAAGAGAGGATCTTGAATCGCTCCGAAAAGAATGTACTTCCCCGCGTGATGCAAAGGCATTCCGCTTCGGGGTAGAGATCCAGGGTAGCCCGCACCGCTTTCCGCCTACTCTCTGGGAGGGGCTTCCGCCCGTCCCAGATATAGAGAATCTGCACTACGGAGCCGCCCCCAGGAATCCCAACGGGGCCGTGGAGCCAATGGCATAGACCTGCATAGCGCCTGCGGCCGAAGAGGATTTCAATCGGAAGCAGGGATAGCCGTTCACATCGAAGCGATAGAGGCCCACCGCGCTTGCGCTGCTTACGATCTCATTGTCCTTGTTCAGCCCATCAATAGCAACCCAGGTCTGCCCATTCAAAGACACCTCAAATCCATAGGATCCGCTGGCGAATGTGCCAATGAGTTGAATGGCCAAGGTCGGCACTTGGATCGATAGGCTTACCGTGTCGATTCCGGTTCCGGCCGCAAGCGGAGTTCCGGTTAGCTGATAAAAGGTCTGCATTTTATTTTCCTTTATTCTTAAACCAGTTTTTGCCTGCGGCGAAAATGGATAGTACCAGCGCGGTCACCGTCCCGTCGGGAAGGTCCGGAAGGTATTTCTTGGCCAAGGATTCCGCAATGACCCCAACCACTCCGGCGATGGTTGCGGTCATGGTCTTGCGGGCGGTGATGAGTGGATTGTATTCCATTAAATAGCTCTCCTTATGGCGCGGTCCGCCAACACGGCGGACTCCTCTTGTTTGTAAATCTCCGGGTGGGCCCGGCGGGCAACCCTGGCGGTCACTTCCAATTTCTCCCCGTAAGGGAGCAGGATTTTCTTGAGCAAAGGAGCCACGAATAGCTTCCAATGCAACGCGGCGGCGGCCGAAAGGAATGAACCCACTACCATGATCCCTAAAAGCACTTCGCGCAGGGAATTGAATTCGATCCGCATTAGTTTCCGTCCGTCGGATAGAAATCCACACTCAAAAGGCTTTGTGTGATGGAGCCCGAAACCAAAGCGGTACCCTTGAATTGGATGGTCTGGACGGCGCTTAGGGTGGGCGTGCTTTCGGTATAGACGGACCACGCCGGAAAACTTCCTTGTCCGGAAACGTTGTACCAATTGTTCCACATGTTCGCGGCAACGGCGATGGAGTCAACGCCGGTAACCCAAATTCGGAGGCGAATATTCCAGTAAACTGTGGCATTGGCTCCCGTCCAAGAGCCGGCCGGTCCAAAAAAGCCGGAGAAAATCTCCACGCCACCAATCAGAACGCGAAGAGTCCGGTCGCCGCTGGATGCGTCGCTTATACAAGTTCCCGCACCCTCCACAACAAGGGAATCCCCTTCATCGATCAAGGTGTCTCCTGGCATCGCGTAGAAGTGAAGATTTGTTTCCGTGGTGCCGCTGGTCGATACGTTGCCAAAGAAGTGCGCCAACTGGCCTCCGGTCGCGAACCGGAAGGAGGCGGCTTTTCCAAACAGCTTGCCTACGGTATTCCCCACGCCTGCGGTGATGTCGTTTTTGACCAAGGCATAAGCATTCGATGAAATATTTCCCGAAGCAGAGAGTGCCCCGGTGATGGATGTGTTCCCAACTACTGCAACCCCTCCACCGCCCCCGTCAGTGATATTCCCGCCCGAGGGGAACAGAATTTGATACATCCGGAAACGCGAGTCGCCGGGGAAGTACATCCCTGTCGGAATATCATTGCCCGTCGTCGCGTCGATGCTCCCGTAGAGCAGGAGGGGAACCGTAGGGTACGGAAAGGACGAGGTGTCCGCATAGAGCCATACCCCCGGCGGGAGGAGGAAAGCCCCTCCTTCGGGCAGCGCGGCGAGCCACTTGCCGAAGGCGGCCGTATTGTCCAGGGCTCCCGTCGAAGCGCCGAACCATTCCGGATTTTGCAGAAGCTGGGGCGTGCGGAACTCCACGTCCATAGCCGTGAAGTGCTGCTCCGGAGAGCCCGAGACCGGCCCGGTGACGACCAGGGTATCAAACGACCCGTCTCCGGTGAGCATGGAGCCGGGCTCGAAGACGACCCCGCCCAAGGCGTAGAGAGGCATCTCCGAGAACCCGTAGCCGATAGTGGCATCAGACCCAGGGCCAATCCGCAGGCGCTTGTTATGACCGCTGGCATAGGCTGCTGCCGCCAACAGTTCATTGCCCAGTTCCGCGGCCTTGGTGCCGACGTAGCCGAAGGAGGCGGCGCGTACGGCGTCATCCTCGTCCGGGATGCGGAACCAGCGCTTGTCGGCATCTTTCGTGGAGGCGATGACGTAACCCCCGTCATCCGGCTCGCTGGAATCCGCATTCCAGAAGAAGCCATGCCCCCCATCCCCGATCTCCCAGTATCCCCCGCACCAGGCGAATTTGCTGAGAGAGGGATCCATGGCCGCCAGGCCGTTGGGACCCAAGGCGGGTGCAACCTCCGTCGGCTGCACCGTCTCCACGAAGCCCGTGGAGAAGCTTCCGGCCCCCTGGATGTTGTCCAAGGTGAAAACCTCCGCACCATCGGCATCGGTGACGATGAGCTTATATCCCCCATCCCCCAACTGGATCACGGCATAGCCTTCCGCGTTGAGCGTGGCTTCATTCGAGGGGGACGGGTAGGCGTTCCCATCGCCGTCGTAGATGGTCTTCGGGTTCGCTGTCCCCGCGGCGTAGAACTTGGCCTTGAACCCCTCAGCGGGGATGAGGCCGGAGCCGTCCATAGCCTCGGTGAACCAGCAGAAGACGGGGGAAGGCATTAATACGGGCATCAGTTATTCCTCAAGTATGGCGGTAGCCTGTTTTCATCTGACTCGACGCGCAGCGCCTTCAATGCTTGGCCAATTGGTAGGTTCTTCAGGTTGTCCCAGTTGCCGCGAGCACCATTTTTCGCGCGCGCTTTGCCGATCTCGGATGTTACATCACCCACGGGCTCGACCAGCTTGTGGACCAACTTGGAAACGCCGCCGAATTCCAGTTGTCCAGCCGAACCCGGCAGGAGCGGGGCTCCGACACGATCACCAAGATCGATGATGCTTTTGAGCCCTTCTATTTCATCGGGGCGATCCGAGAACAGCTCCCCAACCACCGATCGATTCTGCGCGAGTGTGTTTTTGGCGGCCTTGTAGGTGAACCCTTCTTTGCCTTTTTTGATCAGGGCGTTGATATAGGCCCCTTTCGCCTTGGCGAACTCTTCCGGCGTCAGGAGATTCCGCAGCGCTTGAATCTTTCGCGTGTCTCCATGCAGCAAGGCTTCACTGAAAACAGCTTCCGGAGCCTTCTGAGCATTTCCGAGGGCGCGGCCCACGGCGCTCTCATCCTGGAACATTTCGTGGAGGATTTTATTGCTCTCAATGAGCTTTTCCTTGATAGGCTCAAACGTGGTGCCGGGGGCGCGGAACTGGCCGGCGCGTACCCGATCCGTCTTACCTACGGTCCCGATCAGGGCGTCATTGATGCCGAAATACAGGTCGCGGAGCTTTTGGATGTCCGTAGGGATCTTGGCGATGTCCCCCACGTTGTCGAAGGCTACATCCCCGATCATCTCCCGCGCTTCATTGAGCTGCTTGTAACTGCCGTTGGAGTTGCGAATGGCGTCCACAGCGTTTAGAAGAGTTTGCGCCGCGGTCCGCTGTTCGGGAACCACGCCCCGCATCGCGCGGCCCTTGGCGAACTTCTCCACGCCGTTGATCTTGGAAGTCAACCCTTCCATCTCAGCCCCGTTGACCATGAGGCCGGGGAACTGCTCGATGATGTCGTTGTGGTTGGCGGTCACGCTCGATGCGATGCGCTTGGCGCCGTTGATGACTCCTTGACGAATCATCTGGCCCGCCTGCACCGGCTCCATCGGCGGCCCTCCAATAGCCTGTACGGAGTTATCAAACCCCCGTTGGATCTTCTCCGTAATGGCGTTGTGCCGCTCCAGGATGGGGCCTCCACCATCACCTTGCGCGAGGACTTTGTTCCGCCTGGCCGGAACCGACAATTCCCCATATTCGATGGCTGGATGGGCCAATTCTTCAGGGGTCAACCCCAAAGCCTGCCCGATGGCCTTGTAGCGGTCCGCATCGGGGGCGAGCTTTGGGTTCAAGACCTCGTCCACCTTGGCCGCTTGCCGGGCACCATAGGTCTTGAGGCCCTCCTTAGCGCCCTCCAAGACGCTCGCAGCCTCATTCCCTCCACGGACCGCGTCTACGGTCTTGGCTGCCGCATGCGCGGCTCCCGTGGCTGTCTTACTAGCCATCTTAGCTCCGAGAGCAAGGAATATCGGCAACCCTTCCAGGCCCGTAGGGGCCGCGGCATCGGTCACGTAACCCAAACCAGAAGCGAGACCAGGGCTCATACCCTGCTCGGGGCTGGCGAACTTGATGCTGCCATCTGGGTTTAACCCGGCTTGGACGCGCTCCGCGTCCGGGATTCCCGGAACCAACTTCATGGTCTTAGGATCCAGCCGCATCCGCGGGGTAGGGGTATTTGGCACACCAGCCCGCTCGTAGGTCTTTTCAAAGGATTGAACCGACTCCGGATCCTTGAATCCCTGCCACGCCATATTCGCGGCATTGTAGGCGTCGTTATCCTGATAGGCCTGGGCAGTGCCGCGGATCGCCGCAGGCACGCGCGAGAGTTGCGTTCCAAGCCAGGAAATACCGCGCTCGAAGAGAGACTTCTGTTCATCGATCAGATGGCCACCAAACTCATCCGTTTGGGGCGCTTGCTGCTCGATGAGTTCGCCGCCGAATTCGTCTTTCATTAGGGCTTCCTCCCCCGTCTGCCTGTCTTAGTGCTGATGTACTCAGCACCAGAAGGAAGGGCGTCGAATTCGGCTTGCGTGGAAATCTTCGGGCTGTTCCCGCTGGTTTTGGGCGCTTCTTTGCCTTCCCGCCTCCAAGTCGGCTTCCAAGTGGACTCCACCTGTTGGTAAATACCGCCCGGATTCACGAAGGCGGTATTGACACCGAGATCGCGCGCCTGCTGGTTGAAAGTATTGATCGTTGAAGCGAAATTATCATGGCGAATTGCCTGCTGAGAGCGCAACTCCTCCATGATAGCATCCACATCTTCGGGGTTAAGCAAGCGGCCATTGATGACGCGCTCATGGAGTGCCCCAATCTTTCCCAGGATACCAGGCTGGCTCTTGAATTCGTGATACTGCGCTTCGGTGGGCTTGCTACCTGTTTCTGCGCGCGCCATCTGATCGAGCAGCGAGATGTCGCCGATACGGCTTTTCCCAAACGTGGAAGCCTTGACAATGCCTTCTGCGTTGAGATAGCCGTTGGTCTTGTCTTCGTATTCCTTGCGCTCCCCGCGAAAATCACTCATCAGACTTGTTCCGATGCGGCCGCCAACACTAGCCATGACCATAGAATTCTGTGGCTCCTTACCGGCAACCGTAAACCAATCCTTCACTTCAGGTAGGTTCTGCAAATGAGCGGGAATGGCTGCCTGAGCACGCGCCAGCGCGTCCGCCTTACCACCATCAAGCGGATTCCACCCACCGAGAGGCGGCTTCATGATCTGGTCTAGTTTCGGTTTTAAGGTCTCCCACTCGCGCTTCTGGCCAAGCCCGAATTGCGATCCCGCCAAGTCTCCACGGCTGTCAAGATTGGCCATCCTACTCTTCTCTAAGGCAGCCAAAACAGGAACAGTAGCCATACCAAGCGCCATGGATTTTTCACGATTCAGAAGTTGAGCGCGCTCGTCATTAATCGACTGCTGCGCGGCATAAGGATCATTGGCATTAGCTTCAGCAATGGGAGGCGGCACAATTGGAGAAGTCATCGCCTGAGATTCCCTCCCCAACTCTGCCAGTACCCCAGGCTGAATCGCCTTCTGCCTCTGTAGCTCATTTTCGGCCGCATCACTCGCCAGGGTGGAGGATCGCGCCCTCAAGGCCGCATCCTGCAACGCGATTTGCCGGTCCGCGGCGGCTTTGTAGATGTCCGCCAACGTCTGCTGGTTCTGCGGCACGCGCTGGTATTGGAACATCAACGGGATACGCGCGTCGTAAGCCATTAGGTAAGCCTCGTTCTGGACTGGCTTGAAAAAAGCTGGTTATTCTTATTCGGATCGATCATGTCCTGGATTTGGTCTTGCCAGGTGCCCGCATTGCCAAAGGGGGCCCCTCCCAAAGCCTGCATGGGCTGCGGAGCACCCCCAAGAAAGTTGGGCGCGAAATAGTTGCTTGCCGTGCCGCCAAGCTGATCGGCAAAAGTGCCGATCGCGTTGGCGGTATTCATGATGTTGCCTGCGCGCAGTCCTCCGGCAACCAAGCTGTTATTGGCCAGATTCTGCCCTTGGTCTACGGACAGGCCCGTCAACTGGCTCGCCGCCCCAGGCAGGTAACCCGCAAGTTGCGCGCCTTGCGCGAAGTTCTGTTGATTCCCCGCCAAATTCTGGTTGAACGCCATATTCTGTGCGTTGAACCCCCGATTGTACAGCGCATCCGACCGCCCTGAAAACAGGTCTTGCCCGAACCGCGTCAAATCGCGGTCATTGCGGCCCGAGAACAGATTCCCCTTGGTGTAGGCGTTGCTGTTGATCGCCTCCGTCCCGGCCCGCATCTGGGCTTGGTACTCCGGATCCTGGAACACGGAGTTGGGATCGAACTGGTACGGGTCCATATGGGGATTCTTGAACGCCCCGCTTTGGTATTGACCCGAGAGGTTTTGAAAATTGTTCAGGGCCGTATCGTAAATCGGCTGCTGGAAGCCCATGCCTTGGTCATACCCGGCCGTGAGATCGTTTCTGGCCCTGGAATTCCCTCTCTTAAGGGCCCTGGAAGCCATGTCGCCGCCGAGGATGTCGGAGAGGCCGGACCCCAATTGACCGAGGGTTTTTGCGCCGGCCGCGAGTAAACCTGAAATCATTATCTTGCCCTCATTCTGACCGAACGCCAGCTTACGTATTGATTGGCTACCACGCGGAACCACAAGGAGATCCCGAAAGCGGATCCCAGCCCCACCCAGCGGGTGCGTGCGGCGTAGGTGCTATTCCCCCCGGCCTGCTGCCACATCTCATTGCTCCACGTCTCCCCTCGGTCGTAGGAGTAGCGCAGCATGAGCTTGGGATCCTCTTGGTCCACCGGCGTATTCCCGATCTGGCCAAAGAGTTCCGCGGATTGATAGCTGACCAGTTGATCCGCTTCCTCCGGCACCACCGCCAGGATGCGATCCCGCACGATGGGATTGCCCTCATCCTGATACAATTCGTTGTCCAGGCGGATCATTTTCCCGTTCTGGTAGTGGATGCCGAAAATATCCCCCTGGAAGATGATCAGGGAGAAATACGGCAACGCGAAGAAAACGCCCGACACCGGTTCCCGCTGGCAGCGGTTGTGCCAAAGGTTCGTGGTCTTGTCCCAGCACAGGGTCTTATTCCCCTGCCGGAAGGTCAGGAGATAGAAGACATGCCCGAGGGAGGAATAGGTGTCCCCCACGCAATCGGAGGGGGATGCCAGGGCCGCAATCTGCCGTTCGGTGGAATGGTCGCTGATGCGCTCCGGCGCGCCGCCGCCGGTATGCCGGTAGACCACGCCTTCCCCCGTGGAGGTCTTGGCCAGCCAGTACACATAGCGTTCGATGATCAGGACCGATTGCGGAGCCAGGATGCCGATCTTGTCCCCGGACAACACGCGTTGGAGCGGTTGGACCTCCAACCCCTGGTCCTGCCAGACCTCAAAGCCGTCGGAGGAGAAGAAATAGCAGAGGTCGCCATTGGCTACGACAGCCAGGAGCGGCGTAGCCAGCGTATAGGCCGAGGCATAGGCCGTCGTGTTCCACCCCCTGAAGTTGTTCAGGCCGGAAATCTGCCAATAAGTCGTCCCCGGCCGGAATACCACGGCCCGGCCGGCGCAATAGGCTACCTGGGATCCGCCCCCGAGGAAGCCGTCTGCTTCGGTCAGGATGGTGAAAGAGTTGTCGTCCAACTGGAAGACATACCCGTGCGCCTCGTCCACGATCATGACCTGGATGATGCCCGTAGTATCGGGCGGGGTGCTGGCAATCATCCTGAGCGGTCCGGATAGGCTCAATAGATTGCCTCGGATGAGCGGAACCCCGTTGACCATCTCCTGGAAATAGCCGCCGCGCACGCCGAAGATCCGGCCTCCCGCGGTGATGAGGCCTCGGCCGCCGCCGCTCACGGAGAACTGGGCGTGGACCTCGCTTCCGGGCGTGGGCTTCAGCGTCAGCACCTTGTCCGAAATCTTCTCCGCGTAGAAATTGAGCGTGAAGGACGGATCATCCTGGGGGATCTGGTTGGAGTTCCCGATAATGGGCAGGTCAATCGCGTTCACCACGGGTTCCGCCCCGCAATACCGATGTCCCACGGGAACAAGCCAATGGGCATCTGGTTCCCAATCTTGCTGTTCTGGGAATGGACGAGAGAGGTGAGGAAGTAGCGGGACTTGTGCGCCTTCGCACGCAGCTCAGGAGTGCCCAAATTCCACGTGTCCGCAATCTTGAGGGCCAGGCAATCCTTGATCGCGCTCGCGTATCCAGACGGCACGGAAGCGGTCACAAAGGGGTTCAGGGATGGTTCTCCTACCGTATCGACCCACTTGATCTTGCAGTTCAGGATCACGGGGTAGACCGCGTTCGGAACGGGGTACAGGTAGACCATGGCCTGGGGATAGGTCCAATTGACCGCGTAGTTCCAGGGCTGGCCCCCCGTCGAGGGAACGGGGATGGTCGTGTAGTCCGCGAAGGACATTTCCGCCATGGTCATATTGACCGTGGGGCTTGTCGAGATCGTCACCTGGGCGGTGACGATCGCATCGGGCCGGATGGAGGAATAGAGGGAGCCATGACCCAGCCCATATCCAGCCTGCCCCGAAGCCGTGTCGAACGTGATGGGGTTGAGCAGGGGCGGAAGGTGCAAGCCCTCGCCGTCCCACTCGTCCAGCATGAAGTTGAGAATCTTCTTGGCGAGGGAGAATTGATCCCCGTTCGCCACCTGCCCCAGGCCTAGCCACCCCGAATCGGTGAGGGCCATAGAGATGATATTCTCCCAGGACCACACCATCGGGGAGCCTTTCCGCTAGTTAAGCGTCTTTCGTGATTCCGCGGGCGTTGAGCGCCGCGACGATCGCATTCACCGTGTACACCAGTTCCGCATAGTCCGCCGCCGCGCCCGCGCCGTAGGCTCCCGCCGACACCGTGACGGAGTCGAAGTAGGCCGAGGAGGCGGGGTTGTACGGCGAAACGATGTTCGAATCGGTATAGGTTTCCAGATTTCCGTTTCGAGTGGCCATGTTTTCTCCTTACGACAGGGCGCGGGTGAAGCACCGGCCACAATGACGCCATTGGCGGACGACCGACGTGACCAGCATGTCCCATCGCATCATGTTGAGGTAGTTGGTGCCGTCGGCGAAGGCGGTCACCTTGATCGGCACCCCTTCATAGTTGGCGTTCGAAGCGTCCAGGGAGAATAGGTCCGGGAGCTTCAGGCCGAGGAAGGAAATCGCCTTCTTGCGATACACGAACGCCTGCTCGTAGGTCACGCCTGCGGTACCGACGATGCCTACGTAGTTGGAGGTCGTCGGAAGCGTCTCGATGTTCTGGAGCTTGACATCCTCCGGGCCGTAGATGGGTTCGGTGACTTTGATGGTGCCTGCGCCGCCTGAGAGATCCACCTCCTCAGCCACGGTGAAGTAACGCAAGGTGGGCAGCGTCTTCTTGGTGTTCGGCTGGACAGCATGGTCGCCCGAGAACCAGATCAGGGAATTCTTGGTGATCTTTCCCGTCGTGGTGCCGCCCGACACCGTAAACGAGTTCGCCCCACTGGTGACATTGGCGGAAACGATCATGCCTGCCGCTCCCGTGCCGACGGCCGAACCGTTGGTGTGGTTCGGGATGTTGGAGGACTCATAGAAGTTGAGGCCTACCGCCTCCTTGACCACGCCGTCCATGTAGGCGGTAGCGCTTTCTTTGGTCGGGTTGAACTTCTCTGCCAGGGATCCGGCCACTTCCGCCATGGTATCGGGGCTCATGGCGACGTACAGGCCGTCCATGGCAAGCTGATTGTTCATCAGGGCCTTGGCTACGCCCCAATCGGTCGCCGTCTTCGGCGAGCTTCCGGGCGTACCGAAGAAGTTCATGGAGGAGCCGAGCGCCTCATAGGCGATCTGCGCGGCTTTCACGGCCATGTTCTTACCACGGGGGCGGCCGATTTCCTCTTCCACGCGGCTCATGCCGCCAATGGCGTACTGCTGGGCGATGCCAGAAAGCCGCATACCATCGTTGTACTGGAGCACGGTAGCCGGGATGACCTGGTTGATCACCGGGTCGAGCTGGATCACGTTGGACTGGATCGGCATCATGGGTTGATCCGCCACGCGGATGTTGATGGTTTCGCCCGATTGGAATTCGCGGTTCTCGAACGTCTGCGCATCACCCTTGTAACAGGTCGGCAGAATGGGTTCGGTGGAGATCAGAGCATCCACCGCGTTCTGCGCCAGCAGGTTCGACACGGCAATGATGTTATCGGGTGAAAGAGCCATGGATTACTCCTTATGAACGAAACTTCTTGAAAATGGACGCGTAGTCCTTCGATTGGCTGGACTGCCCCGCTCCGGTGAAGCGGAAATTGTCTCGCGGGGGACGGGCCGAGGCCGCTTGCGTATTGGTCTTGGCGGCTTCCCTCTCGGCTTCCAGCTTGGCGGCAATGGCCCCCACCTTGTACATCACGGCGCGATCGCCATGCGTCAACGCGGCTTGGTTCAGTTCATCGATGAGGGTGGGATTCTTGGCCAAGTAATGGACGATGGCGGCTGAATTGTCATGCGCCAAGAGCGCTTCAGTGACTTCGGCCTCGGTCTGCACGCCGCCGACCTTGCGAAGGTCGTCATCGAAGGTGGGGTTTTCCTTCTTGTACTCGGCCACACGGGCGCGATGGCCCTTCATCGTGGCTTCTTTTTTCTCGTTGGCGGTGCGCTCGGCGGTCTCTTTGGATTCCTTCTCCTTGCGCGAGGAATAGCGCCACTCGTCCAGGTCGTCTTCGTACTTGGTCAGGGCGTTGGGGTCGTTCTTCCAGTCGTAATCCGACATGGAGGGACGCTTGGAAGGGCTGGAGCCTTCCTTTTTCTGCGGCTCTTGGCGCGACTCTTGACGGGGCTGCGAAAGTCGGGAGAGGTGCCCGGAGATTTCATTCCGGAAGGATTCGAAATCGGATTTGCTCAGGTATTCGGGAGCGGCGGCAGAGCCCGCGGCTTCGGGATTCGCGGAGGCCGGCAATCCGCCGCCTTCGCCTGCTTCCGGGGACCGGTAGATCCTGCGCATGGGATGAGAATACATACAGACCTCTTTTTATGGTTGTTTATTGAGGGACAGTTTGGGACAGTTCCGGGAAAATTGCGAGAAGCATGCGCCGTGTCTTACGTCGGGGCGCCTCCACCTCATGCCGTTCCAGTGCTTTGATGGCGCGTTCGGAGAGGGTCAGGCCTTCGTAGTGAAAGCGTTCCTTGAGGGCCAGCGACAAGTGGAAGCGGGACCAGCCCCGCGCCTCTCTCGCCTGTCTGAGCGCTTCCCCGAACGTCATGGCATTGCCTCACCGGGGGCCGGGGTTTGGGGGTCGGGCTTGGCGAGGTCGCCCATGACCTTGATCATGGCGGCATCCGCCGTAATCCGCCCGCTCTCGGCCTTGTACTGCTCGATCTGCCGGTCCAACGCCTTGTCCATGGCGTCGGCCTGCGCCAGCATGTCCTCCAGCCCCTTTTTGGCCTCGCCTTCCTGGGCTTGCAGGTCGGCGCTTTGCTTGATCAGGGTCATCTGCTGCTTGAGGAGGCCCATGGATTGCTTCATGGCTTGCAGGGCCATGGTTTGCGCCTGGTCCTTCTGCGCGGCCTGCTGGAGCTGTCCCTGTAGCTGCTGGACCATCTGCTGCGACTGTTGGAGGCGCGGGTCACCCTTGACCAGGATGTCCGCGATCTTCGCGCCGCCTCGGCCCGGCTGGACCTTGAGCAGTTCCGCCAGCGCCAACGGATTCTGCGCCAGATTGGGCGCGATCTTGAAAATGTTGGTGAGGGAGGCCGCCTCCTCCTCTCGCGCCGTCTGCGAGATAGGCATCGCCTCGACCGAGAGGGAGTACTCCTCGTCCGGGGAGAATGATACCCCGCCCGTGGTATTGATCCACCGGACCACGGACGTATCGTCCTCGGAGACGAAGGCCACTTGCTGTTGCGCGTTCAGGTAATGGGGAATGAGATCGAGCTTGACGCGCCCCACTTGCTCCACGTACTCCATGTAATTGAACTGGGAATCGAAGTTCGACAGTTCCCCACCGCGGGCACGGGCCTCGATGGCCACACCCGATTGCTCATTGCTCTTGTTTCCCAGGTTCGCATCGAAGATGCCGAAGATCTGTTGGATCTTCATCCGCTGTTCGTTTTGAAGCGTGATCAAGATGGGATCGAGGATGTGCGGCTCAATCTCCTCGGGGATCGGAATCTCGTTCCCATTGGTGTCGCGGTGGTTGTACACCACGTCCATATTCCCGATCACGGATGCATCGCGGAGTTCCTTGATGTTGGCGACATTCAGTGATTCGAACGCCACTTTCCACTTGCTGTAGGGCGAGCGCGAGAGGCGTAAGGCCATGATGTTCTCGATGATCGTGAACACCTTTTGCGGCTCTTCCGCGAACTGCGTCAAGGGCTGGTAGTAGACCTTATCACCGTCCACCACTTTGCGGCCGGTGCAGGCGACCAATGGAGGATAGGATCCCAGCCAATCCTCCGAGTCGATGATCTCCTCGTCCACGATCTTGTACCAGCACCAGGTGTAGTCGGAGGTGGGACGGGATAGGGGCTGTTCGGCATCGTCATACTTGACGGCTTTCCAATCCTCCTCCTTCATGCCCGACTTCATCCTGGTTTTGCCGTCGGTCAGAAGGATTTCTTCGTCTTTGCTCTCCTCGCGCCTCCAGAAGTGCCATACCTCTTTGGTCTTGGCTCCGTGCCAGTTCTCGTCGTCGGGATTCCGGCCCGTGACCTCCAACCATTCGGACTTGGGCACGTCCTGCTTGATCAGGAAATCCCGCGCATCGGAGAAGGTGACGGTCTTTACATAAGGGTCCGGGTAGACGTTTTTCCAATGGGAAAGGAATTCGTCCGTGAGAGTCTTGCCGTAGCCCCTTTTGCCCGCATATTCGACGCGGGCAATCGAATAGGCGATGCCGCCGCACACTTGATTGCGGCGGACCTGGTTGAATACCTGCTCGATATTGTTGCGGCGGTTGAGGCCACGGATCACATCCTGCCGCGCCGTCGCCTTGACATCGTCCGCATTCCCGCCGTTCGGGGTGATCTTGGTCCGGTAATCCGTCTGGAGGGTCTTATTGGCCTCATGGTTCGCATAGGTGAGGAGAAGATTGGGCTCCAGCGGGTTGACCAAGCCGTATTTGTTCGCTTCGCCGTCCTGGAACTGCTTGCCGAGCAACGTGAAGTTAAGATGCTTTTCCGACTCGGAGTATATGGGGTCCCAATAGGCCGGGTAACTCCCGCGCTTCTCCTTGAACTCGGATAGGATCGACTGCTTGCGGTCGGCCTCTTCCCGCTCTCGCGTTTTTTTCTTCACAGCTTCCACACCACCAGCAAGCGGTCTCCGATCGGGATCACGGAATGCAGCGTTGCGCCCTTGTTCTCGGCCGTGAACTTGTCCAGGTATGCGTTCAGGTTGTGGTCAATCATCTCGCCCCCAAACCCCCGCACGTCTTTCATCTCGGAGTAATAGCCGTTCTGCTTCTTCTCGTTCATACGAATCCCATGGAATGCGTGAAGGGGGAAACCCGGGTGCGCTCAATCACCTGTTTTTCCTTGGTGAGGGCCGGGAAAAGCTCCGTGATGGCCCATATGACGGCATCGGCTCGATTCGGGCTCTTGGCCCCGACATAGCCGATGGTGGAAAAGCTGTAGAGTTCCTCCTCCAGCTTATTGAACTGGCCCACGTGGCAAACCTTGCCCTGCTCGTACAGCGCGGAAATGGGTTCGGCGCGGCGGATCTTGCCTCGGGAGGCGTTGACCATCTTAAATGGTATTTTCGGATTCGCGGCGTGGATGGTGAACTTGACCATCGCACCGCCGAAATTCCCTTCCCCGATGACCGCATCGCCGTTATGGCGTACCCAGGCGTCCGCCGTCACGCGGCCCCACGTGGCAGGACCCGCTTTTATGGTGCAGTCCTCCATGACGTAGGCTTTGCCATCCGTTCCGAGGCCCACGACGCCGATTCCGATCTCGTCATTGTCGGCGTTGTCGATGTCATCCGCACCGGACGGATCGACGGCCACCACCACGCGCACCATATCGGGTACGCGACCGTCCAGGACGCGATTCCTGTCGATCGTCTCTTCGTGAAAAAGGGCGAATGGGTTCTCGTCAGCCGCTTCCCCGTCCAGGAAGCGCTTGCGGTAGCGGAGGGAGGAGTTTTCGAGTTCGGTGAGGTAGGTTTCGGCCAGGTTCTCCCGATTGTGGATCGGGTTCATCTGGAAGCGGACGTAGTTCTCGGGATTGCGGAGAGGCTTGCCGTCAACCGGATCCACCAATCCATGGAACAGCTTGTGGAGCCAGTGGCCCTTGTTCGTCGGGTTCCAGTCGTAGTACATGCGGGGCTTGAGCAATCTCCGACCTCCGCCCGTAGTCTCCTGGTACACTTTCTGGGCGATGCGGGTCTTGACCATCTCGCGAGCGTCGAAGCTGATTTGCGAGCACTCGTTCAGGTAGGCCGTGACGTGCTCCTGCCCGAGGATCTTGTCCAGCCTCCCGCCGTCATCCAGGCCGCCAAACCAGATGCGGGATTTGTTCGGCAACTCCGCATACCAATCCGTCTTGTCGAGCGTGTAGGCGACCTCGGGAAAGCACAGTTTCATGACCTTGGGGAAGGTGTCGGCGATGATGGAGGTCTTCAGATGGTTGAAGCGAAAGCGCAGGATGACGTGGTTGGATTCGGCTGCCTTGAGCGCGCGCATGACCAGCATGCGGACAATGAGGAAGCTCTTGCCGCTTCTTCCTCCACCCTCGGCGCAGATATGCGTTGCGTCTCCGGTGAGGAGCGGGAGGACTTCGAGTTGCCGCGCCGTGAATTTGAATTCAGGCATTTTCGTCAAAGGGGGTGGACTGGACGGTGACCGCGCCCGTATGCTTCACCTCCTGCTTATCGGACCATCCGCGTTGCTTGAGAGCGAAGATGCCGAAGGCCGTGGGGATCTTGCCGGCCGCCGTAGCGTCCGCCAGGTGTGCGGCGCAGGAAGCCTTTGCCACTTTCAGGGATTCCGCGAACTTAGCGTTTTTTTCAGCAAATTCGGATAGGCGCTGGGGATAGGTGCGATGCAGGGAACAGAATGTTTCCAGGTAGAAGGCGCTTGGCTTTTGGGCCCAAGCCTCCAAGGCATCGCCCAATTCGGAGATGCGATCCTCGGTCCATTCGGGAGGACGCCCACCAGGATTCTTGGTGCCGTCTCTCGGCTTGCCGCGAGTCATATCCCCAGGATACATTGACCATGGAAGACGGTCGCGCTACAGTGTGGCGCAATACCATTAATTGTGGTGCATTCGTGGCGCAACGTGGCGCACTAGGGGTTATATTGAGGGCATGAGGAAGACCAATCGCGGATTTCGCATGTACCAAGAGGACAAAGACCGCGTGGAGAGGGTGCTTTCCGAGCGTGAGACAATCCAGAGCTTTTTGGAATTGGCCATGATCAAGGAAGTGGAATACCGGGAGCGCACGGGCAAGCTGGGCCTGCCGGACAAACGGGATAGGCGGGCCAGTCTATCCGAATTGGGAGGCGCATGAATCTGATTTACAGTTTGGCCTTTGGCCAAGACCATTTCTTTACCCTGGCGCAGGAAATGGTGAACGGGATCCGGCGCGTTGGCTATACCGATGAGGTACTCATCATCACCGATCGGCCCTGGACCTTCGAGGGGGCGCGCACGGAAGTGCTGGACATGACCCATGCGATCCTCTGGAAAGCGTCCCTGTTCCGGGTGGTGGAGTGCTCGCAGTACGAGAAAATCCTATTCCTGGATTCGGACATCGCGCTGGTGAAGCACCCTCGGGAGGTATTCGCCTATGAGGGGATTCGCTTTCCCCATGAGCCCCTACCCCTGGGATTGTCGGGACTCAATTCCGTGTTCCTCACGCAGGCGGAAAGGGCCCAATACGGCATCCAGAACGGCGTCAACGCCGGCACCTTCCTGTTGCCCGGAAACCAGGCTGAGGGCTTCCTACGGGCGTTTGAGGCGGGATGGCGGAAGTACGAGTGGGGCGACCTGCCGGATTATTGGCCGGATAACGGGAAATACAAGCCCCAGATGTCGGACCAGTCCGCGCTACAGACCATGATCCTCCGCGGGGAAATCGCGGTGGAGTTTTTCCCCGAGACCGTAGTAGGGTTCCCCGGGCTGGCCCAGGTGGACCCGGAGGATGTGGTCATGCTGCATTTCTGCGGGCCGAGACATAGCGAGGAGAACAAGGCCAAGATCCTCTCCTGGATGCGGGGATGCGGGGAGGATCCGAAGGGGGTGTGCGACCTGGTGGCGCGGGAGGCGTACAAGTGGCGCGGAGGGCAGGGGCAATCGGTGGCACTGTACGAGGCGATCCGGAGGCTGAGTGAAACCCTGGTGCCCGCGCTGGATGCCATTAGGGGGCGGCTGGAACGGCTGGAGCGACGGATCCAGGGCTGAGGATAGATGCGGAAGCGTTCTCGGCTGATCCTGGTGGAATGGGAGGATAGCGCGCAGCCTCTACCGGCCTGGCGATTCCTGGATGATGCGCCCCCTTTGGAGGCCATACAATGCGTTTCGGTCGGGTGGATCGTGGGGCAAGCCAACGGGGTGTTGATGTTGGCCCCGAACATCGGGGATGCGGGAAGCGAAAGCGCGCAAGGATCAGGCTTCATCCGCATCCCCGTGTCTTGCATCAAGCGGAGGGCTCGGCTCAAGGAATATTGAGCTTTGAGCTACTTCCTTTGTCCTTTCTTCTCATCCTGTATCTCCTGGTGAGGGGATGTTGGAGCCAGATCGCCAGACCTTCAAAGCCTAATTTGAAGCTGCGAATCCTATGATCGCGCCAAGAATGGTTAGCCCTCCAAGGATCCCGAGGGCCGTTCTAGCAGAACCACCTGATGGGCCTTTCTCTGTAGCGCTTGATGATTGAACGGTGTCTTGATTTTGCGGTTGTGAGATCGCCTTGGGGCGAGTCAAGACCATAAATAGTGTGTCTGTTGCGAATGGGACGGCGCTAGAGAAAACGGATACCGTGTCTTCTTTTGCTTGGACTTTTCTGTACTTAACAGGGTAGAGATATTCTATTCCGTTCGAATCCGCTCCTACTTGCCATATTCGACCGGTGTAGGTGTCTAGCATAAACTGATCTCGCCTATAACTGCTTATTTGTCCGAACACAAAACGGCCACTACCAGCGGACAAGAAATTTCCCGGATCGGTCTGCCCCATCTTAGATCTAATCGCCTCCGTCCGAGCTTCTATTTCTTGGCGCTCGGCGCTCTCGCGCATTACGTCTCCCAAAGTCTGCTTATTTTGCTCAACCCGCTCATATTTCCAGTTAGCGATTCCGGAAACATCTAGTCGGCTTTGGCCAGGTATCTCCGCGAAAGCGGCAATAACCGCAATAAACATCCATCGTAGCATATGGCTGCCTTTCATTTCTTCCTCCGCTTCATCGCCCCTATTGGAAGCAAATCGTTTAGGGTAACACCTGAGCTACGGGAAATTAAAAAGCCGGACATCTCTGTCCGGCCCACAAATTAGCAATCCGAATAATGTCCAGAATGGTAAGCGCCTTCGCTGTCTGTATAGCCCGGAATCCAGCGAGGGGTGCACGGCGCGGAGTAGTCCCTCGGCTTAGTTCCTGGTTGGCCAGTATAAGGATTTACGTTGCCCTCGGTGCTGTAATTATCGTTGCGCGTGGTGTTGGGATCGGAGCGCCAATGGCCCGGAACATAGGTCCCATCTTTACGGGTGTAGCCATTCACCCATGTGTCCGCAAAAGCTGAGGCAGCCAACAAAGAAATTGCAAGCAGAATGCGCATTTTAACCTCCATGTAGATCAATCTGAAATAGCGCACACGAGAGAACTAAAATTGAGCTTTCGATTTCTACCCCGACAAGTGATAATCGTCACTGCTTCACGCACAATCTGCACGCACCAATCCAAAAATCCCAACCTTCGGGAGCTAAAAGCCTTGCGGGGACACCCTTTGTCCTCACCCCATAGGTTAGATTAGTGAACATCCGTGCACTAATTTATTGCCCGTCGAGATAGCCGCGCCTGCGGCCGGCGGTGAAGGGAGAGGATATGGCTCGCAAAAGGAAGGTAACGCGAAAGTTACTATGGGAAGTCATTCGCGAGACCTCACACGACGCTCTATTTTCTGCACTCGCTCATCTAGATCCTTCACGGCCGAAGCTATCAGCGCGGAAGCCTGGAACCCAGCCTCTAAAATCTTCATCCGATTCAGGAGCGCATCGAAATCGGCCCGAGAGATAGAGTCTTGATCCGGTAACTCCTGAGTTACCCACTCTTTCCCTGTTTTTTTTCTGTAGAACTCCTTTGCCCGCTCAAACCCCCGTCGTGCCGCTGGACGATCCGGCTTCTCCTCCCACCGCCTCCAAGTACCTTGGGCGTTTTTTGGCTCATATCCTAGAGCCTCCCCCATTTGCGCCTGGGTCCACCCTAGGTCATCCCGCAAAGCCTTTAATTCGTTGAATTTCGCCATACCGCCAGCAACCCGGAACAAATAGTTCCGCTTTTTATCATCTATTAGTCGTCTTTAGTCTAGAATAGTCGTCTATTTCGTCTATATTATGTCCATAGCTAGTACGGAACTAGCGGAGGACAAATGGAAAAGCAACCCACAAATATACATCCGGCCTCCCAGGCTCCGGACATGGGCCGCCAGACCGGCACCCCGGTCACCCCGTCGAAATTCGACCAGGATCGCATGGACCGCTTGGGCCTGGTCCTGGAAGGCATGTACCGCGGCGAGTTCCGCCGCCCGGCCGTGCTCTCCCGCGCCCTGGACGCCCTGGAACGCGAGCTGGCCGCCCAGGTCCAGCCCGCCTGAAATCTCATCACATCACCGATAGTCACCAAATAGGAATTAGCGGACTTCGCGGAACTGGAAAACAAAAAGGGCCTTCGGTGGTCAAGACCGAAAGCCCCATCATCGAGCAAACCAGGAGGATACCCTGATATGAACGACACTTCAAAGATAACCCCCAACCAGACCGAAGGGCAAGCAGAAGCGGCACTCGCCGCCGAAGTCCTGGTGTATCACTACGACGAGCAGCGGAAGCGGCACGTCAAGAAGTGGTTTCCTTGCTCCATCACCGGGTATAGGACTGGGGGTGTAGGCGAGGATTTCCGGCGGGTGGATGTGACCACCAGCGATGGCAGGAAATACCTCGGATGCCATCCGGATTGCGTGCGGGAGGTGGAGAAATGATGCAATCCATCGGACGCGAAGCCGCAATCGCCATGGCGGACACCGGCTGGTGGAAGACCAAGACGCCGCGGGAGATTTGCCAGTTCCAGCTTTTCACCCGCGAACTGGCCATGGACTTCGGCGCCTTCCACGAAGCCCTGGAAAAGGCTTTGGGTCGGCCGGTATTCACCCATGAACTGGGGATGAACCACGAGGGCCTGTGCCGCGAATTCTTGGGCGAAGCCCCCGCCCCCTCTCTCGCAGACATCATCAACCTGATTCCCGAGGAAAAGCGGATCCTCGTCGTGGTTGGAGGTTCCAATGGCTGACCGCGAAACCGCCATGATGTTCTTTGACTTTGCCCGCCGAAACCACGCGAGCGCGAAGGACGAGCGTCGCAGTCTCAGGTCTTTTTCTCCGGGATCGGAGCACTACCATAACTGCTTGATTCGCATAGGCGAATACCGGGGGCGGCGGCAAGCCTATCTCCTGGCCACTCGCCACCATCTGGAAACTCGTTCCGCGAGGATCACCAACCTTTTGCGGAGGGTTGCGTAATGGCAGAGCGCGACACCATGATCACGATTCACCGAAAACTGGAGTCATTCGATGCCCTGCTCGCCGCCGCCAAGCTCGCTGTGATGGAGTCCGCCGATCTGCGCAGCGAAACCTGCCTCAGTCCCGACACCATGACCGCGCTCAATGAGGCGATCGAAAAGGCGGGCGGCTGGACGCAAGCGGAACTCGACGCGATGGAGGCTAGCGTCCTCGACCTTCCGGAGGCTGGAAAATGATCCACACCATCACGCATTACGCAGCCATCGCCGGGGCTATTGCAGCGATTGCAATCAGCGGCGGGGCTCTCGCGTACCTGATTGAATCTCTGGCTGAGAAGGCGGTCAATTTCATCTTCGGCGAGCCACCCAAGGAAGGTGCAGCTGGAGCCTACGAGGAGCCGGATCGCGTCCGGAAGCAGCGGGAAGCGTATGTCACCCGTCGCATGACACCCCACGAACGAGAATTTGCCGAGGCCCGGGAAGCGGCGAGGGAGAAGCCATGACCAAGATTTATGGTGAGCACACCTTCCAGCTCGACGCCCACTATTTGGCCAATCCCGCCATGAACCTCCACGTGAAGGTGTCATACGAAGTGGAGGTCTCCTGGAACCGCGAGGACCAGGCCGTGGAAATGGGCAAGATGACGCCCGAAGCCTTCCGATTCATCGTCGGCGGGACGGAGGCGGAAGAGCAGGATTGGCGCGATGCGAAAGGCGTCCTGCAACTCTTCCTCCTCCGCGAGACGGACAAGCTGGGTCTGGAGCAGCTTGGGATCACGGATGAGGACGCGAAGGATGCAATCGAGGAAGAGGAAGAAATTGCGCGCTTCGACCGTGACCACGCGGTAGGCCGGATATGACCCTTGCGCGCGCCTGGGCTGCCTACCTGGTCCTCGTGCTCCTGGAGCTGATGCGGTGATGAACGATTGGACCCCTGTAGACCGTGCGCGCCGGCTGGTGCAGATCCGCCACGCGCTGGAAGTGCTGCACCTCCCCCGCCATCATCGAGAGGGCATGGAGGAGCTGGCCTGCAATATCGAGATGAACTTGAGCAAGATGGCGCCGGTTGCGCCGAAAGGAAATTGAACATGGAAACCAGCCTCGCAGTTGCGAACGGCGCCCACGCAAGCAAAGTGCCCGCACTCAGCGCGGAAACCATGCAGGCTGTCGTCCTGCATGGTGACCTCTCAAAGCTGTCGCCGCTCCAAAAGGTGGAGTATTACACCTCCTTTTGCTCCCGCGTCGGATTGGATCCGGCAACCCAACCGTTCAAGATTCTGAAACTGAACGGGAAGGAAATCCTCTACTGTGATCGCGGCGGCACCGCACAGCTCAATAAACAGCATAAGGTTTCGCATCTGATCGTGGAGCGCAAGAAAGAGGATGATATCTATTCCGTTATCGCGCGCGCCTCGACGCCGGACGGCCGACAGACGGAATCCATAGGCGCGGTATCAATTGCCGGACTCAAGGGTGAGGCTCTGGCCAATGCCATGATGAAGGCGGAAACCAAGGCCAAGCGGCGCGCCACGCTGGATCTGATGGGCCTTGGGATGCTGGACGAATCGGAGATCGAAACCATTCCCGCCGCGCAGCCCCAGGGAGCGCCAATGCAGACCGAACCCGCGTCGGCCCCAGGCCAACCGCTCCGCGCTCCGACCGGCGTACCCGAGGCGGTACAGAAGGATTGGCGCAAGTGGCGGGCTCTCGTAAATAAGAGGCTCCAAGCCGCGAAGACCATAGAAGAGATCAATAGCTTCCGCCTGTGGATGGAAGAAAAGCACGGAGTCAACATCTGGAATGGCTGGACCTTCCATGACGAGTTCGAAACTTTCGGCGCGCTCTTCGAGCGTCACAAAATGCGCGTCGAGCGGGACGCGGAATTGGAAAGCCCGGAAGGCATCCAACGCTGGATCGATGCGGTCATGGGTAGCGACTTGAAGGGCTTGGAGCAGCGGGTCAAGGAATACGATTCGCAGGATCGCCTCCAGACCAATGAATGCCTGGAAGCCATTCATGAGCGCGCGCGACAACTGGGCCTGGATTCGGCGGATGATTTGTTCGCGGATCCCGATGCGGACGCCGCTCAGGATTCGCAGGGGTAAGTCGTGGCTCAGTCCATCGCCTATCCCGGCAAAATCATGGCGGGCAAGTTCGTCCCGAATGATCGCGCCGCCTTCATCAAGGCATTCCTCCGCAAGGATGGAACGCCGATGGTGGTCACAGTAAAGCGCTTGGTTCCCAACCGGAGTAGCCAAGCCAATCGGTACTGGTGGGGCGTGGTGGTGGCCATGTTCATGGATGAAATGGGCATCCGCGACAAGGAAGAAGTTCACCATATTATCCTGGAAGAGATCGGCCATTACGACATCGTGAAGTTCGGGAAGAAGGAAAAGAAGGTGGTTAAGGATACGCATGATTTGCCCACGGATGATTTTGCGGTGCTGATTGATGCGGCGGGCCAACTTTTCGCGGAGGTTTACGGCGGATATATTCCGCCGCCGAACTCCGCGCAGGCCCAAGCGATGATGGGTGGGTCGTGAATTGCACTGTAGGGCTATCCTACGGCGGGCTGGGGGTTGGTGTTCATCGTTTCCCCAGCCCGTATCTATCGAGCCGGCCCGGTGCCGTGGGGAATGGTTCCCCCGGGAAGAAAGTCGCCGGGCCGGCCGTTCAGGATGAGAAGAGATAGAGAACCAATTTGTGGGATATGCAATGAGCGCACCAGGCAGATTTATGACGGTTGAAGAGGTAGCCCCCCTCTTCACTAAATCTCCGAAGACCATCTATCGATGGGCGTCTTCGGGAAAGCTTCCCGTAGCGCATGACCCGGCGGGCGGCGTCCAGTTTGAGCGCTCCCGCATCATGCAAATTATAGAGCTCATGGCCAAGGATCTACTGAGATGAGCCCAGCCAACCGCACCGCCCAGGAGATTGTCGCCGTCCGAAAGGCGTTGGCCTTGGGCAGGATTTCCCAAGCCCAGGCCGACAAGAAGATCGCTTCCCTGGAGGCGCGTGGCGCGGCCTATGAGGCCCGGTGGACCTTGCCCAATGGCAAGGAGCGGACCAAGACCTTCAGCGTCAAGAAGCACGGCAAGAACGCCGAGCGCAAGGCCGAACAGCACGAAGCCTTGATGAAGGCGCAAGTGGCCAGCCGCGAGCATTCGGACCCGCACCAGCTCCGGACGACCGTGGCGTCCATCCTGTACGGCTATCGGGACGCCATGAAGGCGCGGAGCAGCGCCACGAATGTCCCCGCCCACGTCCGGGATGTGGTGGAGTTCTGGGGCGATCGGATGACCTTGGAGAAGCTGGACCGCGACCCCGAAACCCTGATCTATGATCTGCGCGCCCACTTGGAACAGAAGCATGCGAGCAAAAAGACCGCGTATCAGCGCAAGATCACGACCCGGGCCGCCATTCTCAAATTCTTGCGGAAGAAGCGCATGCGCATGGTGGATCCCTTCCTCGGTATCGACTGGCCCGATCCCAAGAGCAAGCGGAACGCTTGTCCGACTGTCCGCGATTTCGAAGACCTGATGCGGGAGGCTGACCGACTGGTGAGTCATGAAACCAAGCACGGAATATCTCGGGACGGAAAGTACCGCAAATATCCGATTTGGCTGCCCACCCTCATCAGCCTGGGCCGATGGCACGCCCTTCGTATCGGGGAGTTTCTGTCCTGGCGGTGGGAGTGGACGGAGTTGGAACCGACGGACGGCGCGCAATTCGCCTGGGTGAAGACCATGCAGGAAAAGCAGCATACCGAGGAACCGGTATTTCGTGAACTGCCCCTGTTCAAACCGGCTCGGGAAGCCCTCCAGGCCATGCCCGCATCCAATAAGGAGGTGGGCCCCATCTTTCCGATGGGTCGGGAGACCACGGATAAATGGTGGCGGGCCTGCTACGATGCGGCCGGCAAACAACACCTGATCTTCCACGACTGGCGCCGCCTATTCGACCGGGAAAACGCCCACCTGTCTCAGCGGCAGCGGATGGAGCTCTTGGGGCAGAAGACCGAGCGGGCGAACGACTCCTACAAAACCCGACTGGCCCGCCTCCAGATGGAGGCTTTGGTGGCGGACAGCTATGTGAGGGAGGCGTGAAAATGGTGTCGGGACATTTCCGGGACACGGATTCCAGGAGTGGCGAATCCGCTTCAAATTTTACCCAAGTACGGCGGAGAAGGGGGGATTCGAACCCCCGGTAGGTGTTACCCTACAGTGATTTAGCAAACCACCGCCTTAAGCCACTCGGCCACCTCTCCATGGGTCCGCGCGCCCGGTGAGGGGAGCGGCGGAAGCCAACGGGGCCGTACTTGGAAGCCGGAAATAATAGTTAAACCGAAGGCGGGCTTAAAGCGGACCCTTGGTCCGCCGCATCCGGGCCCATGCCGGTTGGCCGGTGCGTTCCGGAATTGCTATAAACTACTATTCTAAAGCAAACGCATGTCTTTCCTGACCAAATTGAAGTGGATCTTCCTGATCACCGTCCTGACCGGGTCCGTATCGGCCTTGGGCGGCCTAGGCATTTTCGCCTTTTCCGTCCGCCAGAACCCCAACAACGCCTTCACCCGGGAAGGCATCATGCAGATCCTGTCCAAGGAGAGCACGGTGTATTTCTCGGACGGGAAGACCAAGGTCGGCACTTTCTTCGAAGGCCAGCATCGCGACTACGTGCCTTACGATTCCATCCCCAAGATGATCATCGAGGCCCTGGTGGCGGCCGAAGACCACAATTATTGGAAGCATGGCGGCGTGGATCCCAAGGCCATCGCCTACGCCATGCTGGACAATATCAAGTCGATGAGCTTCCGCCGCGGCGGAAGCACCCTTACCCAGCAGACCGCCAAGAACCTTTTCAAGCGCCCGCGCACCTTCGCCGGCAAGTTCAAGGAACTCATCAACGCCTTCCGGCTGGAGAGGAATTTCAGCAAGCAGGACATCCTGGAGTTCTACCTCAACCAGTTCTTCGTCTCCGGCAACGGCCACGGGGTGCGCATCGCCGCGCGCTATTTCTTCAACAAGGACCTGGCCAACCTCAATCTGCTGGAATGCGCCTTCATCGCCGGATCGGTGAAAGGGCCCAACCAGTACAACCCCTTCATCCAGGACACGCCGGAGAAGAAGGATCTGGCCCTGCGCAAGGCCCAATACCGCGTCAACTACGTGCTCAAGCAACTGTACGCGGACGGCAAGATCTCCAAGGAGCGATACGCCGAGGCCGCCCACCAGAAGCTGGAGTTCCGCCGCGGCGCCTTCCGTTTCGCGCTGTCCACCAACATGGTCAAGGTCAAGCGCCTGCTCGAATCGCCTCCCATGCAGGCGGTGCTGGAGAAGAACGAAGTCACGGATTTCATGACCGACGGCCTGCAGATCTATACGACCTTGGACGCCGACATGCAGAAGGCCACGGAGTATTCGTCCTACTACAACCTGGCGCGCCTCGACCTGATCCTGCGCGGCTACCGCCCGCCCAAGGATTCCCAGGAGAGCCTGGTCAGCGCCTTCGCGCCCGGCGGCTTCTACACGGGACGGATCGTCTCCTCGCCCGCGCCGGCCAAGGGCGGGGCCTTGCAGCCCATCGAGGCGAGCTTCGGGACCGCCCGGGCGGCCATCTCCCCCGCGGCCGTCGAGCGTTTCATGCGCAACTGGAACATGCACGAGACCGGGACACATGAGTTGCCCGCCCCCGCGGTCCGGGCCGAGATCCTGCGGCGGCATTTCCAGCCCGGCCAGTCCGTCCTGTGCGCGGTCCCGTACGGATTCCATCCCGAGGGCAAGGTGGCGGTGGAAGGCCCCCCCGAGCTCGAGATCGCCCAGCGCCCGGAAATCCAGGGCGGAGCCCAGATCCTCCATGACGGCAAGGTGCTCGCCAACGTGGGCGGCTTCGGCAACACCGGCTATGACCGCGTGAACCAGGCCCGCCGCCAGTTCGGTTCCAGCTTCAAACCCATCGTCTACGCGGCGGCCCTGGAACTGGGTTGGAAGCCGCTGGATGCGCTTCCGAACTACCGCCAACTCTTCCGCATGGGCAACGTGTTCTATTTCCCCAAGCCGGACCACGCGCCCGAGGACACGGTCAGCATCGCGTGGGCGGGACGCCGTTCCGAGAACATCTCCAGCGTCTATTTGCTCTTCCACCTCTTCGACAAGACGCCGTTCGCGCGCTTCTGGGAGATCGGCCGCGAGATCGGGTTCGCTCCGGAGAACTTCAACATGCAGGGCGAGTTCGAAGTCTTCGTGCGGGACACCCTGGGCCTGGTGCTCAACCAGGAGCGCGCCCGCGAGCTCCTTTATCAGAAAGAAGCCAACGATATGGGCATCGACCTCACCTTCGAAGGCAAGGTGGGGGAGGCGGAAGCCTTGAAGACCCTGCCCTACGGCCTCGGCTATGCGCGGGAACAGCAGAAGTACGCGGGTTCGGGGGACAAAGAGGACGCGCTCCGGTACCGCATCCTGGGCCGGAACTTCCTGTCCTACGGCCAGGAGGCCAAGGCCTGGGAGAACCGAGCCGACGGGGGCCAGCATTTCACCGCGGCGCGCCACAACTCCAGCGGCATGATCGGCATCTTCGCCGGACGCCCCGACAGCTCCTGGATCCCCATTGCCGATCCGGAACCCTGGCTGGGCGGGGACTCGGTGCTGGTGGAAGGCGAAGTGGGCATCGGGACCCTGAAGCGCCTGCAGGCCAAGCTGGATGCGCGCGGCGGGGAAGAGCCTCCGGGATACACCAAGGAGAACCTGTACGCCTCCCAGGACTTCCGCGCCCTGGCCGCCCTGCGCTATATCGTGAAGTTCAGCCGCAAGCTGGGCATCACCTCGCCGCTGGACCCGGTCATCTCCTACCCCCTTGGCGTCAACGTGATCACCTTGGGCGAGGCCGTGAACGTGTACCAGGCCCTCAAGGACGGCTACGTGTACAAGACCAAGTTCGGCGAGCCCCAGCTCTTCATCGAGAAGATCTGCCTGCACGACGGCACGGTCATCTTCGAGGATTACCTGGATCGCGAGCGCGTCCTTTCCGACCGGACCCGCTTCGGCATCGAGGCCATCCTGGGCTCGGTGGTCAAAGGCGGCACCGGACAGCAGATCGGCCGCGAGCTGAAGATCCCGATGGGGGACAAGGGCGGACCGGAACTGCCCCTGCCGGCCTACGGCAAGACCGGCACCACCAACGATTACCGCAACGGCGCCTTCATCGGCTTCATCGCCGCGCCCAAGGGCCAGAACAAGGGCTTCGACGCCCAAAGCGGCTTCGCCATCGGCGACTACGTGGGCTTCGACGACAACGTGTCCATGGTCCGCCGCGGATTCAAGGGCACGGGAAGCTCCGTGGCCATTCCCGCCTGGATCGCGCAGGCCCGCGCGGTCGCGGAGGCGGACGCGTTCTCGGATCGCATGGACCTCCTGGACCTGGACATCCAGGCCACCGGCCAGGCGCCCTTGTTCAACCAGGAGAAGTACTCCAAGTTCGTGGTGTCCAAGCGCACGGGCCTGCCCATGCCGGGCGCCGACGAGCAGGCGCTGCAGGCGCAGGGCGGCTATGCGGAAGATCTGTCGGATGAGCTGGCGCCGGGGGCGGACAGCGTGGACATGTCGGCCTACACCACGGTTTATATCCGGGAAGAATGA